TTTGCTGGGTGTGAGAACTTAAACGCTGACCTGTCTTTCTGGAAGACAGACTCTTATATAGATTCATTTACGTCATGCTTTTCTAGCTGTACATCTTTTAATGGAGACGTATCTGGCTGGTCGGTGAGTGGCAGTACGCTGAGTATGTTTAGAAATTGCACGTCGTTTAATCAAGACCTTACGATGTGGGACGTCAGTGCGGTAACTATTATGCAAACCATGTTTTTTGGCACTGACAGCTTTGATTTCAACAACATTAATGGATGGCAATTTGGTGACGGGTGTGATGCTGCCAGTATGTTTGACGGTAGGTATGGAATTGGAACCTATACACAGGCTGAGATAGCTAAGTTCGCTGACTTATGGGAAAGCTTTGATTTCCCCACTCAAGGGGAAAATGTAAATGCGTCCGTATTTATGATTAACACTAGCTCTTTTGAAAGGATGTTTCTTCCTGAAGGTTTTTTTCCTGATGCAGATGTTGCATTCAACAATCTAGCCGCAAAGGGTTGGACTGGAGTAAGTGAGTTATCTCAACCCTCGTTAAAGCTTCTTCTTGACACCTCTTTAGGGGGGAATACTGTCACCTTCCCAAACACCACTGGCAATAACCGAATTATCGATTGGGGCGATGGAACTTGGGAAAGAGTAAGTAATTTGGTTGACCCGTCACACACATACAGCTCTACTGGTCAGTACACATGTACTATTGCTACTAATAGTACTATGACTTTTCAAACCGCGGTTGCCTTCGTTGGTGTCCCGCAGTTAATTCAGGTGACAGATACTGAAGGTATAACAGATGTTTCTTCGGCAGACTCATTTGGAGGGAGTGCAAACCTCACTTTTGTTGATGAAGCGTTTTTGTCTTACAAAGAAAATCTTCAATCCCTCTTGAACGGCTGCACTTCCTTCGATGACGACATCAGTGGTTGGGACGTTAGTAACGTTACGAATATGAGTGCCATGTTTAGAGATGCCACTTCCTTCAACCAAGACATCAGTGGTTGGAGCGTTAGTAATGCTTCTAATATGAGCCTTATGTTTAGGGGGTGTACTTCTTTTGACCAAAACTTAGGGGCATGGCAGTTTAAAGACTTCGCCAACATCAGCCAAATGCTATTTTCTTCAGGAATTAGTGAGGCAAATTTAGCGAATAGTATTATTGGTTGGAACTCTAATTCGAACCAAGGAGTGAGTGTCAATTGGGGTGTGATTGTTCAAAAAACACTTAGTGAAAGTGCTACCGTTCCTGTAGATGGTTATGACGGAGCGGCAGCGAAATCTGCGTATGACAATATAATTTTAACGACAGGTAGTGGTGGTTTGGGATGGACTGGAAGTCCGTTTATTACTTGGGTTGCATGAATTATATTTACAAGACCAACGATTACGACCAGTACTGGATTTACTGGGAGGGTCCAGTATACGAGGCGACATGTCCAGCACCATCACCCTATTCGAAATCCTCACTGTCGCAGCGGCACTTGTCGGGATTTACTTTAAGATGCAAACCGAAGTCGGAAAGCTGAAGGGGCGTATCGCCATGCTGGAGAAGCAGGAGCTACAGGTGATGAGCATGTTGGAGAAGCTCATGAACTCTGTTGACGAGCTCAAGATTCTTTTCGCTCAAAAGGGAATGAAATGAAGTTCTTCACTTATTCTGAGTTCGACTCTCCAGACCTTCCCGGCTCAGGCCATGAGATGCAGCAGGAGTTCCTCGACAAGTTGGATTTGGCTCGCGGGCTCAGCAACGTACCCTATGTTATCAACTCTGGCTTCCGGACGCCAGAGCACAATGCTGAGGTGGGGGGAGTCCCGGGAAGCAGCCATCTTACGGGCTGGGCTAGTGATATTCGCACGGACAGTTCCAACCGCAGGTTCCTTGTCTTGAAGGGGCTCTTAGCCGCCGGGTTCAATCGTGTGGGTATAGGTCAGAATTTCATCCATGTGGACTGCGACCCGAGCAAGGCGGGCAGCGTCGCTTGGTTGTACTGAATTGTGTACCTTGGTTCTATGATTGATTTCATCTCAGAGAACTGGATTACCCTCACGATTGGCTTGATGGCATTCATTAAGATTATCGTGAATCTCACTCCTACGGACGCTGACAATGCTGTATTTGGTTACCTCGATATCCTTATTACTGCTGTTACTGGCGACCGCCGTAAAAAGAAGTAAGATGGCTAAGATTGGAAGCGAGAGCTATCCCCTAAAGAATTCTCCGACAGGGGCGGACACGGTTATTGGAACTGATTCTGAGGACGGTAACGCGACCAAGCAGTTTCCTGTCTCGGGTATTATTAGTGCTGTAACCACCAGCGGTGGTGTAGTCACTTCCGTAAACGGACTGGGACCTATTAGTACGAACCCTAATACAGGCAATGTAGGCGTTACGCTAGACACCGTCCCCGGTGTTCAGGCATCGTATTCGCATGCCAATGTTACTGTCGACCAGTACGGAAGGGTTGTCAGTGCGTCTAGCAATACTCCTGTAGAGTCTGTGAACGGCATTGACGGTAATGTTACGCTTAGCGCCGGCGACGGTGCGAGTGTTGTTACTGACCCCGCCGACCCTCAGAACATCATCATCTCCGCTACGGGCGGCGGCGGCGGTAGCGGTAGCGTTACGCAGGTAGATACCGGTGTTGGTCTGACCGGCGGTCCGATTACTACCACTGGCGCCATAGCCCTTGAGGCTGTTCCGGCACCCCTTGTACCCGGTGCGTATACCAACGCTAATGTTACTGTCGACAACTATGGTCGTGTTACAGATGTGAGCAACGGTGACGGTCAGCCCAACCAAGACTTGCAGTCGGTGCTTACGACGGGTAACGCCGCTACTACAGGCATCACCCTCAACGGAGGGGCCCCCATCGTTCTCAACGGCGGTGGCATTTCCGCGCTTACTGGTGCTGCTGTCGTGCAAGACCTTACTTGGAGCGCCTCGGGAGAGGGTTACAACCTTCAGCTCACCAACGAGCTGGACCTATCTTGTAATGTTCTGGACGCTCAAGGCGCCTCGGGAACGTACAATCAAGTGCTCATCGCCGACCCGTCTCAGAATAGCGGTAATGGCGGCGTGCTATGGGTTGACCAACCCGTGCTTTCATATCGGAATCAAATTCCCGCGTCTGTAATTGCTACTCTGGGGCCCAGTATCGGACCAACGCTTATTGCTGCTCCGGGCGCAGGTAAGTATATACAGGTTGTTTCGGCTGCATACCGCTTTGCGTATGCTGCTCCGGTGTACACTATACTTGGCGACATCGGACTTTATACCGCATCGA